CAAAAAAGATAGTTCATAATAACAAATTAGGTATCTCTCCAAATATGATAAATAAAACAAAAAAAATATATTTATTTGCAAAAACAAAAGATAAAAACAATAAAGAGTTTATAGAAATAATAAAACATAAAAATTTTCCATTTTATGGTTTTCAAGGACACGTAGAGAGAAGTAATCCAGAATTATTAATACCTTATATAATAGATATAAAAAGATCATTCTATAAAAGATGTATTCTTTCAAATAAAAGTTGCAAAATAAAAAAAATAGTTAATGGAAAAACAAAAAAATGTTATGGTTTATCAAAAAGATCCACTAGCTGTTGTATTTATAATATTACCAATAAATAATAGATGTTATAATTGATATTATTAGAAATAATTTAATAAATAATATCAATTTTTTTTACCTTTTTTAGTTTTTTTAGTTTTTTTATTGCGTTTTTTTTTAAATTCTTTTGTTTTAACTTGTTTATTTTCAGAAGGAACATATCTTAAAAAATATGTATCATATTCTTTGTCGCCGGGTTTTAATTTTTTAAGACGAAGTTCTTTATATTTTATGGATTTATATGATCTAACATCTTCTAATGTACTATGTTTACCATAACAATTAATAGTAAATCTTTTTAATAATCCTTTTTGTTCTAATCTATTTCTAAGTTGGACTTTAAATAAATATTCAGACATACATAATAATCTATTAATATCATAATAAGGTCTATCAATAAAAATATAAACTAAATAAAAACTTAACATTGTGTCAATAGTAGCAACTTTAAGTTTATCTCCATTAATATAAATAATATTATAACTATGACACGAATTAGTATTATAAATATAACATAAAACATCAATATTATTATTATTATGTTTTATCATTATTTCATAATGTTCAGTAATTAAGTCTCCAGTTCCAGATTTTTTATTAATTACAATATTTTTAAAACCTTCATATTCAAGTTGTTCTTTTATTATATTAGCACTAGTTTTAGCATCCATAGATAGTATATCAAAATCAGGATTTTTAGAAAGTTGTTTTCTCTCTCTATTGGGCATATATTTTCCATATAAACTAGCAGCATACCCCCCAAAAAAGACTAAACCTTGATTTATAATAGATTTTCTAACAATATTATAAATATTATTACTACTAGATATAGGCCCTTCATAATCTCTAATAAAAGTTGTTTTATTACAACTAATACCTTTTAATGGATAATTTTTATTTAATAATATAAGTCTTTTTAAAACTTTTTCCCATCTACCTACATCTCCCATCGGTCTTGATAATTCAAGATACATAGACATTCTCAAATAATCAGGAGGACAATAATTAATACCATTAATTTTAATAGACTTTTTCATTAAATTATTAAATAAATCTTTCTCTAAATATGTAATATCAGCAAGTGGAATATAATTAACAAAAACTTTATATGTACCAGTATGAATCCCGGATTTAGCTTCTATTTCAGTATAGCCTTCTTTTAAAAATAGATCGGCTAATTTTTTAGCACATTCAATGGGATTTGGAGAGAAAAAATCATAATCTGGAATTTCAACATTTTTATTATAAAATTTATCTTGTTCAGGTAAAATATTATTAATAGCAGTTCCGCCGTAACAAAGACAATTATTGCTTCTTATAAAATTTTCTAAAATATTAATTAATGATTTAATATTATCTGATTTTACCATTTTTTCACCTAATATACTAGTGGCAGAATCAACTGCCTCACGCAAAATTTTTAATTCTTTTTCTTGAAAAGATATATCTTTCATATATATATATAAATAGTTTATAAGAAAATAATTATTAATATTAATAATAATTATTATTTTATATTATATTATAAGTTTTTATCAATTTTATTTATTAAATTTAAACGACATTACGTCGTCGTCGGGGTCGCCGTCCCCCTCCACCGGCGTATTCTGCTGCGATGATTGTACGAGATCGCTGTCTTTTACTAAATTTGTTTGTAAACTATATAATCTTTGGTCATTTAAAGGAACATCTTCGGGTATAGGTTCAGCTGGTATAATATCTTTACGTAAATTATTTGGTTTTAAAACAAAAGAAAAGCCACCCTTTTCTTTAAACATTTTATAATATCCTAGTAAATTATTATCAATATTTTGAAATTTCATACCAACAAACTGACACCCATTATTTAGAGGTAATAATGGGTCGTGGTTTTCTAAAGTATTATCAATATTAGGTAAAACAATCGTTAAATTTCTGTGTGAATCATCAATCATCAATGGATTATTTATACCAGCAGCAACAACTTGTTCATATCTTATACATTTTAATGCATTAGAACCAGAACGAACGTGGACGTATTTTGCAAGTTTACTATTGTCTAAAATAGGAACATGAATGGTATGGACCATAATAATAAACTTTTTATGAAACTTCTTATCGGCTATATGTGATAATAAAAATGAATCTTGGTCGGTATTTTTATAATTATAATTTTTTATATCAACTAAATTGTTTTTTAAATATTTTTCAATATACTCCCCCATTTTATCATATATTACTTTATTTTCACTCATTATTCTAAAATGTAAAAACATCGGATCATTACCACATGATGTATTTGAATCAAAACTTCTATTATTTAATACTGTTAATAATTCAGAAAAGGGTATATAATTATATGTTTCTTTTATAGAATTATTATTTGCCGTAGATGCCGCGACTATAGGTTCTCCATTATATGAATAAATTTCAAAATCTAAACATCTAGCGCCGACGTCAATACATTTTTCTAAAGCACAGATATTAACAAAATTATTTTTATATCCATCACCACAACAAGCATTATATGCCGTTTTAATGTAATAATTTTTAATTAAATTTTTGTATTCATTATCAAAATAATTTCCTGGACTAGTAGATTGTTTTGCATGTGTATTACCTTCTCTTGTGAAAAAAGAAGTAGTTTTATGTTTACTATCAGCTAAATATATAATATTTAATTTTTTGCATGCAGCATCTTTTTTATTTAAAGTATGAATTAACCAAGATATTACTATAAAAATAATAAATACAACGATAACTAGTGCTAATACAAAATATATATATGTATTATCATTACTTATTCCTAATATTTTTTTTCCCTGATTAACAATATCCCCACTTACCTGTTTAATCTGCGTTCCAATATCTTCAGAAGCCATTTTAATTATATTATTATAATATAAAAAACACTTAATAAATTTTATAATAAATATAATTAATATAATAATTAATAATATATAATGGCGGGTGGACTATTAAATTTAATAGCAGTAGGGAATCTAAATATAATTTTAAATGGAAATCCAACTAAAAGTTTTTTTAAGAGTAAATATTCAAAATATACAAATTTTGGTTTACAAAAATATAGAGTAGATCAACAGGGACAAACTAATATACATCTTACTCAAAAAAGTAATATTAGTTTTAAAATACCAAGATATGGAGATTTATTAATGGATACTTATTTAGTGATTACATTACCAAATATTTGGAGTCCTATTTATAAAAAATCTGATACGGAATATAGACCCTATGAATTTCAATGGATAAAAAATATAGGTAGTCAAATAATAGATGAAGTAACATTTACAATTGGAGGGCGTATAGTGCAAAAATTTTCAGGTGTATATTTACAAAATATGGTTGAACGTGATTTTGATAATAATAAAAAAGAGTTATTCAATATTATGACCGGAAATATATCTGAACTAAATGATCCAGCAAATTATTCAAATAGATCCAATAATTATCCAAATGCATTTAAAATACATGATACTAGTTTAAATGGGGTAGAACCATCTATTAATAGTCATAAATTATATATACCATTAAATACTTGGTTTACTTTATTATCTAATATGGCATTACCATTAATTTGTTTGCAATATGCAGAATTAGAAATTAATTTTATATTAAGACCTATACAAAATTTATTTACAATAAAAGATATATTAGACGATACATCATATAATAGCTATGACGAAATACCCAGAATACAAGCAGAACAAAATAAAGATTTACGTTATGGATTTCATAGATTTATTCAAGAACCACCATACAGAGATATATCATCTGATACAATTTATTCCGATCAAAGAACAAATATTAATACTGATATTCATCTAATGAATACTCAATGTTTTTTAGATAAGCAAGAAAGAACTTTATTTGCAAATAATACACAAGATTATTTAATTAAAGAAGTCTATGAATACAAATTTGAGAAAGTTAATAAATCAAATAAAGTAAATTTAGAATCTAATGGTTTAGTATCTAATTGGATGTGGTTTAGTCAGAGAGATGACGTAATTAAACGCAATGAATGGTCTAATTATACAAATTGGCCCTATGAAAATATTATTCCTAATAATCTTGAAAAATTAACCATGGAAAAAGATGCAGATGATTTAATTTTTTATAAAACAAATAACATTTATCAGATAAATGATACATCTAAAAATATTTTTATTACTGGATATGAAGCTACTGTATACAAACAAACCAATCAAAAAGAAATAATAAAAGAATTTGGAATTATAGTTGATGGAAAATATAGAGAGAATTCGTTTCCTTCTGGGATTTATGATAAATTAGAAAAATATACTAAATCTAACGGTAATTCTAAAGAAGGATTATATTATTATAATTTTTCTTTAACTACTGATCCATGTAAATATCAACCTACTGGCGCATTTAATACCAATAAATTTAAAAACATTGAATTTGAATTTAATAATCATCAAAATCCACCAATTGACCTATCTAATGTTAATTTCACTACTATATGCAACCCTTTAACCGGTGAAGTTATTGCGACATCAAAAGAACCAACCAGTATTTATATATATAATTATAATTTAACTGTTATGGAAGAGAGATTTAATATTTTGCGATTTCAATCTGGAACGGCAGATTTAATGTATAGTCGCTAATTAATAAATAAAAAATATTAATTATTTGCATTTGATAATAAATGTAAATAATTAAGAGAAATAAAAAAATTGAATTATGAATACAAAGATGAATTAGATAAAATTAGAAAAAATTATGAAATTTTAGAAAAATTAAATATAGAATTACAAAATAAGATAATGAAACAATCACCTAATGTAATTTGTAATGATTTAATAAATTTTTTAAAAATGTAATAAATGTTGATGAATTTAAAAATAATTCATAACTTAAGAAAGTTTTATTTTTGGAACCTTTCTTGTACCATAACCAAATTTCTTTCTAGCATTTTTTGCTAATCTTAATGCTTTTGAATTTTCTGAACATCCTTCATTTAATATATTAAAATCAACCGTCGATGCCTTACCTCCCGTAATAGAACTACCTAATCTAGCATACCCCCATGAATGAGCAGTTTGATTTGGTCTTGAACCAGATGAATAATAAGCATCTTGTCCTTTTTTAATTATAGCGTTGAGAGATTTTGAAGAACATCCAGTTTTTTTAACTAATTCTTTATTTACTGCTAAATTATTTAATTTGTATATTCTCTCTGCATTTAAAATATGTTGTGATTTTTTAGATTTAAACGATTTAACTTTCTTTCGTGTTATATATTTTCCTTTTTTATAACCTTTTCTTGATTCTTTTAGTTCTTTTTTAAGTATTTTTCTATCTTTTTTAGTTAATCTTTTGGGTAAATATTTAATTGGAACATTCATTGTTTATATTATATCATATTAATATTATATAATATAATATTTTATTATAGTAATGAAAGAAACTATAATCAAGTTTGAAAAAGGTCCGCACAAAAAAAAATATACTGCTTATGTGAAAGATAAGAAAACTCGCAAAGTAAGAAAAATACATTTTGGCGCATCAGATTATCCTCAATATAAAGATAGAACTCCCTTAAAATTGTATGCATATAAAAATCATAATACCAGAAAAAGAATGCAAAATTATTTTTCTAGACATTCGGGAACAAAAAAAAGAGGTGAAGCAATCAAGTTAGAGAAAAAGAAATCTAACAGTTATTATAACGCAAAAATTTTAAGTCATATTTATTTATGGTAAAGACGATGAGAAAATATCATACATAATAAATTTACTTAGTTATCTAAATATTAATATTTATAAATGTCCTTGCGCAGCCGCTCGCCTGGTTAGGGCTAGGGCTGGGGGTACGGCTACGACTGAGGCTAGGTATAGGGTTAATGTCGTGGTAAGTAGTAAGTAATAAGTAGTAAGTAGCACTCTACGCAGGCAGTAAGTAGTCTCGGCGAGTTGAGACGATAAAGGGAATCTATTCTTGGTCACAAGAAGAGGAGTCATCGGGTGAGAAGGTGGCGGAGGTGGCGGCCGAACAAAAAGAGAGATAACAAGACATCCCCGCGTCACGTAATCAAATGCATTTCTAAACGCAATGTAATCACTCGCTTTATCAATTATCATAGTCGGGAATCTAACCCTCTTAACAACCGATTTTACACGTTTGCTAATAGATCTGGAGCAGATAGTGGATTTGGTGATGTCAGAGGGGGCGAAAGCGACTAAATTACCGTATTCCTTAGGATTGTTTTTTCGCGTATATGTGTTATTACGCATAGATATATAATCATTACGAGAGTTATTTTGAATAATTAATTTTATATTGTTATTATTCATGCCGGTAATAAAATTTAAAGGTGCATAAAATATACAGAAAATCATTATGATTATATATAAATATAATTTATTTTTTTATATCAATTTTAAAATAATTAATGTATTTAATTTATGCGAGAACGTAAATTTAATATTACAATATTCATAATTTTCTGCATTAATCACGATATAGTCGCCCGTATAAATATTTCGTAAAATATAGTAGTAAAATTTGTTTTTGTTTTAGATAAAACTTTTTTGGTATTATTAGAAAAAATTACTTCTCAGTCGTGTCATATATATTTGCGTCTAAAAAGGAAATGGAAACTATTTCATATACGGCCTCTCCCTTTTTTATTATTTTAGAAGTTATATATATAATATTTATTTAATTTATTTAATTTAT